ATTAAACGTAACTATCTAAGAGATAAAGAGTTAAAGAGATAAAGAATCTATTGCGGAAACGGGACGAACCCTGCCTGCGTTAGTCCTGGTGTTCGTGCTCACGATGCCGTTGCCCATGGTCACGTACCAACTGTTCGAGGAGTCGTATTCGGTGCTGCTCCAATACCAGTCGGTTGTAATTATATTTTGATTACTTGATACAGATGACAATAACTCGTTGATTTCAGTCTTATACTTGGCGATGGTGATGAGTTCTCCTTCGCTGGGAAGATACCATTCAGTTTTGTCTTCAAGTCCGTCCTGTTCAAGTGTACAAGCCTTGTAGTTCTTCGCTGCTTCTGCGGCTGGCGCACCGACAACACCGCCATTATCTTTGATCCCTGCGGTGGCTTCTATGATAGCGTCGGTATTTTGTTTTCCGTCTGCCGTTTCATAAAGCCCCTGATTACCGCTTCCGTAGTTCTTAACTCCACGGATATCTGTTCCGTATGCCCCCCACTTAAAGTTTCTGCCACCGATATCGTCAACACAGTCACTTTTGGCAATAACGAACTGGCGACGATCCGCGCGAATACGGACACCTATACGAAGATATTTGGAACGGTTATTTGCGCTAAGAGAGTTCCACTCTTCAGCCGTAAAGAACACGTTAGCACCGTCTTCAATGCGGATTGTGGCAAAGGAAAGATCAAGCAGTCCGCCCGCCCACCTGATATATTTTGCAATGTCACTGGCAGGCGTATTTTCATTTACACTGGTAAACCCTATCTCCTGCAGAACCGCCACCTGTTCCTGTTTGTTCATGCGCAAAAGCAATGCGCTTTCATTATTCTTATCTGTCATAAATATACTGTTTTAATAGTTAGTCTTCTGCTATTGCCCTTACATGAAACAGGTTTGTATTTTTATTCTGTACAACCATGTGTCCAGTGTTTACATTACACGTCCATGCGTTAGTCGTATCATAATTGGTACTCGTCCAATAATATTTGTCAGTCAGCAGCATACTGTCGCTGCTCCAAAATGCGCGCAACATCTCGTTAATCTGGTCGCGGTAACGGTACAAAATCATCATGTGTCCGGAAGAAGGCAAGAACCATTCCGTAGTATCTTCCAAGCCGTCACCGTCAAGGGTGAAGGCTTTATATGCAACGGCAGCTTCTGCAGCCGGAGCACCTTCCACACCGTTTGAGACTGTCCCTTTCAAGGCATCAAGAATCAGTTGCGTATCTTCTTTCCCGGTGAAGCAGGTGTACATCTTACCCAGCAACTTTTGTGAAAGTCCGTCGATTGTTTTACCAAGACCACCCCAATAGAAACTGGTAGACAGTCCTTCCGCATAGCATTCCTGTGCCGCGATGACAAAAGACTGTGAATGCGCCCGAATACACAGACCACGACGGATGAATTTCAATTTATTGGCAGGAGTCAACGAGCTCCATTCTTCACGGGTGAAATACCATTTTGAGTTATCGGAAATCCGGTTACATGCGACACGCATGTCCAGCAATCCGGTAGCCCACTTAATCCGGTTAGGAAACTCGCTGGCACGCGAGCTTTCCGTAATGTCGGCAAAGCCTACAGCCTGCAATGCTTTTACCTGTTCCTGTTTATTGAGACGCAGCAGGGTTGCGCTCTGTTCTTTTGTACTCATCTTATTTGCTATTTACTATGTCGTTAATATCCATATTTTCTTCCACAAACCGTTGAAGGTATTCTTCATAGGTTTCGCCATTATAGTAGTCTATGATTTCAGCCACATTGTCAAGGGTCACCTCCTCATAATAAGGTTCGCCACCGTAGGACTCGTTATTGAACCAGTCAATGATTTTGATATATGCGTCGATGACTGTTTTAACGGTCAGACCTTCAAAGCCACTTCGGATCATTTCGATATCCGAACTTTCTATCACTTCATCCAGCAGATAGTTTCCGGTAAGTACGGGCTTCTCTACCTGATTTCCGTTTTCGTCCAGTCCCCCGATACCGAGTTGCAGGATTTCCAGCACTTCCGAACCGTTCCCGATGAAATCACGGTTGGTGATACGGATATGGCGGAATACGACATTACCTTCCTGCGAATCGATTATATCGCGGATCATCTTTACAACGTCGATAAGAGGGCAGTTTTCCACGCGCAGTGTGGTGATGTTCGGCATGGATTCAACAACGATGCCTGTGTCCGCATTCAGCCCCTTATAGCTCAACTTATCGAGGTTCATCAACTTGAACTGTGTCATGGTGGTCGGCAATTCCGCATATTGAACCGGACAGCCACCCACGAAGTTGACGATTTGAAGGGAACTGCCGTATGCCAGCAGACGCAAAAGGCGCGTTGCTCCGGTCAGGTCAAGAGATACCAGCTTTTTGAAGTTCTCTACGTTCAGGAGTCTCATATACGGCTTTTCACCAAGCGGAAGGTCTGTGACGCTATTGTTAGCATATCCTTCGCGCTTACTGCCGAACACCAGTTCCTCGACGCGGATCAGCGTAGTGAAGTCCTTTGCCTGTGTACCGTCAATATTGACAGTACTCAAATCACCCAAAGACTTGATTTTTGATGCACCGATGATATAGATCGCACTGGATGAATTTGAACCGTCAAAGTGGAATGTCACCTTTGAACCGTCTTCTTCCGCCCACGCTCCCTGTTGTGCGGCTGGTGTGTTGAATCCCGCCCATAGTTTCCATTGCTCGCTCGCTGTGACTTCGATATTGATGTTCTCACCGATAGCACGGAACATGCACATATTATCCGCTTTCAGGATTGTACTGACACCGAAATAAGCGTCAAGGAAATCATAACGGGCAGACACATAGTAATGGCGGTAAGGGATACCCATACCGGAGATCACATTGAATGCCTGACCGCCCGGATTGGTGATGTACTTCGCCACGGAATCACGGCAGGCAACGATTGCGGGTATCATCAGGTGGTCTTTTTCTTCCGACTCACGCAGTACGGCTTCGTAGGAGAATGCGGACTCACCACCCGGAAGGCGCGATGTACGGATTTTCTCTGCGGTCGCTGCAAGCCCGACCTGATCGTAACGCCACATGCCTTGCCATACGACGCTCATACGTCCGGCAAACACGTTTTCCCCCTCCATGACGCTGTCAAGCATCACGTTATACGGAAGTTTGAAGATACCGGAGTTATTCTTGCCGTTCGTACTGTCCGAGTCATAATCATGGTTCATATACCAGCGATAGACACCATCCGGGCAAAGGTACAAAGCCCACATGCTGTTTTTCGATAACTGGTCGACGCCTGAATGATACAGGATACGGACTAGGTATGCGCGGAAAGAAGCCACGCTACAATACTTGTCCATTTCTTCAACCAGCTTCCGGTATCGGTTTTCAAGCGTGTCGCTGACCTGTACCCCGTTGATACTGATTTTGCCGCCTGCCATACGGTTCTTCGGGTTACAGGAATATACCCATTCGCAGAACTGTTTCCAGCGGTATGGTGTCTTCTTTCCGAGCGCATAAGCAAGACTCATATCATCATCGTCCGGTGTACGGAATTCAAAGAACATCGTCCATTTCGGAACAAGGCTTTCCGTTGACAGTTCCGCACCGTACAAGCCTTTCACCCACTTGCTGTGCGTCGACTGCATGGTCATGAAGTTGTCTATGTCATCGAAGATGCACATGCCTTCATAATCAAGCATTTCAACACATTCAACCGGATTCAGGACACGCCCGGTAACGACCGTTTTCTTGCCGTTGAAAGAGACTGTCCCGGTGGTGTTCTTCCATGCTCCGTCGACGTATTCCATAAACTTGTACGAAGCGTCCGTCGATTTGGAAAGCATGTATATTGTATCCTGATCGTAGTCGCCAGTATGGGACATGAAATAGGATTCCGTCACGTCCGGAAGGTCGGTGAAGTCGCCATAACTCAAACAGTCGGCATTGTAACCGGGAACATCTTTGAAACCGAAAGTCGGTGGATTTCCCTTGTCAATGTTCCAGTCACCGCGACACCAAAAGTACGCGTCATTGATATTTCCGGTATCCGACTTGAAGACAAGCACGCTGTTACCGTCAATACTTGTACGCAAGTCCAGCGTGTTGTTTTCGTCCGCATAGTACGCGTTTTGCGCTGGTGTCATGTAATCCTCGCCCAAAGCTTTCTGCATATCGTTATTGATACGGGAAATCGGTGTGTTCACCTTGTCGGGTGATGCATAATTCACCTTCAGGCAGACCTTGTCGAATGGGATAGTCTTGCCACGCAGGATGATTTTCTTGTTTGCAATCGCATCAAGCAAAGCCTGCGGAGCTAGTTCCGGATACATTGCACGGATGATTGCCTTTTTCAGCTTGTATTTCCTATTCTTATAGGTCGGATAGAAGGCGGATGTCGTACCCTGATTGGTCGTTTCCACGTTCTCGATAATAAGGCTCATACCTTTGTCCTTGCAGAACAGGTACAGGTCTGTATATATCTTGGTGGACGTATCCGTTACGTTGTCAAGCGTTTCAAGTTTATAATCCCCGTGCGGCATTTCCACCAGACAGTCACACATTTCAAGTGCTTTGTTCAGGTCGATTTTATTATCGGTTAGGATATCGTTCTTTTTGTTCAAAGCGATCATTTCGTCCGTATCGGACTTGCCGATTACAAACTCGTCATTGATCTGTTCGTCCGCCATTTCCTTTTCCCAAGAAAGCAAGCGGTACATGTACAGTTCCCCGGCTGTTCCGGAGAAGCTGATTTGTTCGGACTGTTTGATCGCGCTTTGTCCTGCCGTATATTTGGATGCGCCAATCAGGTCACCGTCACAATATAGCTTGATATAGCCTTTGCCGTCCTCTTCCGCATTTGCCTTTTCAATGACGAAAGCAAACTCGTAGATGTCGCCCGGCTTGAAATACCGTTCAATCAGTTCAGTTCCGAGTGCTTTGAAGTACACACATTTTGAAGTGATACGCCACCCGATTTGGTTTGCTTCGTCCCAGCATGACACGACGTTCGCGTCAGGATCGGCAGCGTTCTGCGTTTTTATCTTGATGATGGTAGTCGATCCGGTCTGCTCAATATTGGTACGGTTATAGGGACGATAAGTACACAATGCGGTGGCATCATCCGAGACCTTGAACGCCTTTCCTTCGGTCTTGTCAGCGACAAAGGCATTCGTGGAATAGTTGAATCCGGTCTGCTTCATTTCATAAAGTCCGTACAGCCATGACTTGTCCTGATCCGAATTGTCCTTGTCTGCCGGATTGAAACAAATCATATAGCTGGAGTCACCATTGATGTCTATGACGGAACTGTTAACGGAGTACTCGATCGTATTGCTTTCTCCGGCTCCGCATTTGCCGTAAATACCCAGCACGTTCCTGATATTGTCCGCAATCGTAAAACCGTCGACACGGGTGGACAGGTTGAATGTACTGTTACGTCCTACTGATACGGTAGTCAGCACCGTATCGGTTTCACTGTTGTCTCCGGTAGAGGTATTGGTAACTTTCGCGACCTTGTGTATTTCGACATGGGCATCGGTAGCGACATGGCTGGGATCATAGCACGCCACTTCGATGTTCAGGTTTGCATACTTCCTGACTGACCATGCCGTTTCCGTTTCTTCGGAATGCGCAAGCGCGACGACAGGCATAAGACTTGACGGGTTGACAATCATCACATCAAAGAACTGGTAGTTCGACCATACACCCGATTCCACGTCCTGTGCGACAATCCTGACAGTATATGCACCATGTTTCAGTCCCAAAGACGAAACGTTGATTTGCAAGTCCTGTGAGCGTGTGGAAGCCACGCTGGTTTGTGAGATCAGCTTCCATTCGTCGCCTATTTTGATATGTGCCGTAACGGTTGACTTATTGGCGGAGGACAGTTTGAACACGTCCGTCATGGTGATGAGTCCCGAACCTTCCTGCAATGTTTTGTACAAAGCCCATACACGGGAAAGTTTCAGGTTTACAGCCGTGACGCTGATTGTCTTCTGCGCGGTGTTTCCCCCGTCATCGGTGGCAACGACCACAAACTTGCGGTTCATCGCTTCGCTGAAATAGCTTTTAACGGGAATCACAAAAGTGTAGTCCGTATCTGACGGGGAACTTTCCCGGTTCACGTTGAACGTTTCAAGCGTTTCCCCCGTTGACTTGTCTTTCAGTTGCAGGGTTTCGATATTGTTGTATGAAACCATTTCACCCGATCCGGTACGTGACAGGATTGCAAGCCTAATTGTCAGGTCGTCAGTTCCGAGTGCGGCATACAGGGAGGTCTTTTGCGGATAGATATACACGATTGTCCCGGCAACGTCCCCACCGCCACCTGTTCCGACTGCAAAGGTGAAACCGTCGCCCAGCGGAAACCCTTCCGCGTTCTTCATGTACACACGCACCGTTCCGTCTTCCGCCTGTTCGCCATCCACGTCGACGGGCATGGCATCATAGACCGCACCACCTGCTACCGGGTTCACGCTGTCCTTGATGATTTCGGAATCGGTTTCGACTGTTCCCCCAGCGGCAGAACCGAAGTCGTTCCATGCCGCCAAGTCATTATAATCGGCACGGGACGCGCACAACTGTTTGGACTCGAATGTTTCCTTTCCGGTGCGGTAGATGATAACCACACCGGGTTTGATGCATTCCGTTTCATTTGCTGTCTCGTAAGCTGTCAGGGCATTGATAGCCGTTTGAAGAATATAGTATCCGTTTGATAATGGTGCAATTTCATCGACCAGTAGCACTGCGCCTTTGCCCGTCATGTCGCCACCAGCACCACCGAAGTCCGTCCAGTTCGCTTCTGTGGCAAAGCCTTCAAGGGATGATCCGGCAAACTGTTTGGATTCCCATTCACCTTCAGCAATTTTATAAGTCAATACGATACCCGGTTTGCGATAAGTGACATTATCCGCATTCTCCCTTTCCGTAATTGCGGCAATGGCTGCGGACAAGGAATAGACAGAGCCGCCACATATTTCGTTGACATTGATAACGGACAGGGCTTTGTTAGCCAGCGACAATGCTGAAGACGCGGTAGCCTGTGCGTTTTCAGCCGATTTCTTTGCCGCTTTTGCAGCCAAGTCCGCAGACGCGGCTAACTGCATCGCGTCGGAGTCGGCAGAAAGCAAAGCCCCGGCAAAGTAGATGTAGGTCTTGTTCCCGAACAGGTATATTTTATTCTCGTGCGGGTGTGTGCAGTCGGTATTCATATAGGCATCAACACCTTTCCAGCTTGGATAATACTTGTTGTCAACGAAGCAGGCAAATTTACCCAGACTGGCGACAAATACAATTTTACCGTCTTCAGTAGGCGCATTGGACTGCTCCAACACAATGGAAGAGTCTGTTACTATTTCGTCGAAGCGTTCTGTTGAGTGATGTACGAAATCTACCATTAATGAAGACACGTCCTGTGATGTGCTGTCGGCATCGTCAGAAAGGCTTTTAAGTTTACCCCATACTGTCCCGTCTTCGCTTTCCGATTCCGTGCCGATATTATCGGACAGCTTTCCGATATTTTCATTCGCTTTTTTAGCGGATTCCGCAGCTTCGTTGGCTTTCTTTTGTGCAGCATCAGCCGTATTCTTTGCCGTTTCTACATCTTCTTTTTTTGCATATACGGAAAGGTTGCCTGTCGTTGAGACAAGTTTCCACCCCGGATTTTGAAAGGCGTAGATGTTACCATTGTCGACTGCATCGGGGGTATTCTCGTCATACACCGTCACGATCTGACCGAATTTCAACGGCTTTTCGTCAGAACCGACTGGGGAAGTACTGTCCGCGTTCATCTCCGCGACGGTGGTGTATGTGTTACGAATCCCCAACCCGATCTGGTTTTTCTCCGCTTCGTTGATGACATCCAGCGTTTCATCAATCAAGCCGCCCACTTCTTCAGGTGATATGGATAAGGAATCTTTCTTTGCCGAAAGTTCCTGTGCCCGTCTTTTTAATTCGTATATTGTTGCCATTATCAGTTAAATCTTTAATGTATCCTCGATTAAAATAGTACTTGCAGGCATTTGGACAAGTGGGCTGCCATCTGCTGAAGCTATATAACAGTTGCCGTTATCGAATGTGAGTTGAACAATCATTGATTGTGGATTATCCCATGAATCTGCATACGACATCGATAGACTGAACACTCCGGAAATATTCTTTACAGACGAATCAAATGTACATAATCTCCGTTTGCCGTTCACTTCAGGAGCTATCATGGAAGTTCCTGTATTGGCAGCAGCCAAGATATTAAAATAGACAGTTTCATTGCCCGTCTGTTTTGCCCGGTATATGATTTCTGCTTTTCCGGAAACGACTTCACTTAGGGATAACTGGGCTTTCATGTCCTTTTCTATTATGGTCTTGTCCAAATAATCTGTGACAATAGCCAATATTTTATTCCTGAATGTTACTACATCATTTCTGCCTACATACATATCTGACTTTGTATATGTTGTTGACAGTTTTACATACCTGCGCTCATATACTTGCGCTTCAGAATTGTCCGCAAATATTTCATTTTGAAATTTTTCCTGAACAACCACCCAGTATACTGGTTGTGATGTAGGCACAGTAAGAATATCCGGTTTTATCGGATAAACTTCATCATCTATCACGATATATCCATTTCCGACAATAGTATACACTGTATTGGAACCAAGGATTTCCGTGCTGACCGGATCGCTTAACAGAATATGTTTCTCTCCCAGTTTCATCCCGGAACAAATGGCTTTCAATACGTCTGCTGTGGATTCTTGCATAAATTCCAAATCATCCAAATAAAATGGCTGTCCGCCTTCTTTAAATAACAGTTTATTCATATTCGTATATTTTAAGGACGTAGGTTCGTCCGGCTGGTTTATAATAGTCAATCAAGTTTTTAATCTCATTCTCATACGTTGACAGGAACGACGGTATGTTCACCATGTAATTTCCCGAATAGTTCCCTTCACCGCGCTGCTGGATGTGTTTCTTTCCCACTCCTTCACCCCGTTTATACAGGTAGGACGGGATTTGCTCTTCCCTGCGGTGATACAGGTACGATTCTTTTCCCGCAATATCAGTGATGTATATTTCCCTGTTTTTCAAGAAAAACCTGTCGTTCAGCACTTTCTCGATATATATCACCTGACCGTTTATATTCAGCTTGTTGATAGCCTGTTTACGGTAGCTTTTAAACAGGGTGTAAATGAAGATTAAAGGGAGAAGGAAGATGGATATGATTGCAAATATCTTCCTTTTCCTCAATGACGGACGAAGCACATACTGCGCGTATTTGATAATGTCAAAATCATACCACATAAGTCAGGGAGGTTTCAAGGCTGTTCAGGATGAAGCACCCGGCTACAGCCGTATAGTTATTATTTTTAATTACGTTATATTCCGTAGCGGATGCCGCTTTTGCGGCACATTCTCCAAGTTCGATATCCAGTACGCCTTCAACCCTCTGTATCGCGTCAACAAGTTTTGTCTTATTGAATTTACCGCCATACTCGATACCTTTCAGATAATCGTTGATGGCGGCAAGTACTGGTTTACTACCATCCGTCAGGCGGATACCGGAAGCGTTGATAACCATAGGATCGACTTCTATGGTCGCGTTGATACGGATGTCATCTGCCGGAATTGACTGTATCGACAAGATTACCCCGGCAATCTTGATCGAATTCATATAGCTTTTAAATGCCGTCAGAACGTCCCCGGTCAAAGGACAAGGAAGTCCCCCCTCATCTCCGGACACGAGTATCTGAATACTTCCTCCGCGATCTTTGACTGCCACATACTTGACAAGCTGTTTGGTTTTGTCGATAACGGAATACCGGAACTGGTATTTCTCCGGATCATAGACCAGCGGATCACCATACTGGAAAGCCAGCGCACTGCTATGATACCATCGCACGGTCGGTATGATATTGGCGTCAATCCGTTCCTCCACGTCCGATTTGAACTGGTCAAACATTTGCTCTATGACGTGCGCTGTTGCCGCAAAAATGTAAAACAGGGTACTTTCTATTGATACGGGGGAAAACACCGAATCAAAGTCGGCATCACCCGTGATGCCATACAGGTCACGGATAATGCTGTTTGACATATAGACATCCGTCATTTCTTTCTTTATTTCTGCGATTGTTCTAGCCATTACTTAAATTGTTCGGTAAACTGTTCGGTGAAAATTCTCAATCGTACCGCATTTGAGGCGGTTTCAGAAGTAGCCGGACAAACGGAGTTCCGCTGGCAGTAATCAGCCAATTCACTGTTATAGACCTTTTCCGGGGTTTCGATTTCCTGTCCGGCTTGTAGGGTGTCCGTTATGCCCATATAGTTCGTCCTGGCAAGCATGAAAGCCGCTTCGATTGTACCATATTCCTGCACGGCTATGTCCAGCAGGGTTTGTCCGGCTTGTACTACAGTTTTCATCTTACATTTTTATAAATAAAAAATACAAATGCAATAAAAAAGGCTGCTATTACGGCTTTTGCCCACGGAGGAATGTACGCGACCTTTTCAACGACCTTTGTATCATTCTTCTCCTGTTTTTCCAGTTGTTCCTTCAGTGTCAGCAGGGTTTCCTGAATTTCCTGTATTTGTACCTGAATCTGTTCATTATAGGTTTCTTTCTCCTGTTTGGTAGACGTTCCCGTCGCTGTCTCCGTAGAGGTCGGGTATTGTTTCCCGGTCGAATCCGGTGGCGAATAGTTCGTCTTTTGCCAGTTGAATTCCATTTGCTGCATCATCTCGATCATTCGTTCAACGTTCTTGTTTACGTCGACCTGCGCTTTGTCCGTAGAAACTTCTTCCTGTTCCGTCTGCTTCTGCTCCGTGTTATCCTGATGGACGGTCGTGTCCGTTTTGGACGATCGGCAGGAACAGACGGACAGCACCACGATTGTGAGTAAAAAAACGAGTATCTTTTTCATTACGGTCGAACGATTACAGGTGGTAAAAATGAGGTAAATTCACTCTTTACGTCGAAGCAGGGACATTCTTTCATCCACTCGCATTTTTCGACGATGCCGTTCCCGTTCTTGTCCGGACTGGTATCGCGATGTCCGAGGATATCAATAATGTCGTGGCGGTGGCAGATGTCCTGAACGAGCTCGCGCATCGCTTTCTTCTGTGCGTCCGTCCGGGTATCCTTTGCCTTGCCGTTCTTGTCCAGTCCGCCCTCATAGCAGATACCGATTGAACATCGGTTATAACTGGTTCTCTCACCGGGAACGATAAAGTTATCATGTGCCCCGATTTCGTTTTCCGCACGCATGGGAATCACGCGACCGTCTTTCCGGATATAATAGTGGTATCCCCATTTTCCAAAGCCACGGGCTACGTGTGAATCATTAATTTGCTTCTCTGTGAAATCTTTGTCCCCGCGTGTTGCAGAACAATGAATGATAATGTATGTAGGTTTATTCATCTTTCTTTTCCTCCTTATTTTCTGTTTCGTCTTCTCCTTGAATGTATTTCTTATACTTGCATTTATACCTGTAATCAACTCCGAAGAGTGCGCCTGCAAAAGTCGAAACTTCGCCATAGGCGACTAAAACCGAGTTGTCAATCTGTCCCGTAGGTACTACCCAAAATCCGCAAAACAGCAGGATCATTCCGGATACGGACAGGAAAACTGCGATCCATAACTGTACGTGTAGTCTTTTCATGATACATACTTATAAAATCAGGCGGAAGACTATCCACACCAGTAATATGACCGCATCTGCCAACAATGCCCCGCGTACCGTCGCCCGGATATCTGTCGTGTCCGGATCATCGTCTTTCGATTCCTTCCATTTACCAGCCAGCCATGCGGAGACAGTTCCCAAGACCATGCCGCCCAATACGCTAAGGAAGCTCACCCCAAACAGGAAAACTGATGCTACCACGCACACCGCTAAAATGAGCATCCCAATCAGTCCGTGAATGATTTTATCCACTCCGAACTTTTTAATCAAATCGTTACTTGCTTTCATTTTCGTTAATTTAATCGTTAGTAATTTCAATATTTATTTTGTCCACCAGTTCCGAATAGTCAATGCCTGCCCGTTTCAGGTGGACTTTCATTTGTTTTTCAATGACTGTTTTATTAGCCTTTGAACGTATGTACCGGATCAGGTTTGCTCCAAGAACCGGGTCTTCCTTCAATTCTCCCTGATTCAGTTCCAGCACTATTGCCGCGTTTTGAATCAGGGTATCACCGACTGCAAATCCGGTCAGTTTCCCGTCTGTCGCTGTATGCGGAGCAATCCTGATATCACCGTCTTTATCAAGTAATAGTCCTTTCATTGTTTCACCCTTTCGTTTTCAATATCCTTGACTTGTGTTTCCTGCAGGGACTCCGTAAAATAGGCGGACAATGCTGTTTTCAAAGCCGATCCCCCGTCGTTCGGAACAGGCGTCCAGCCGGACAATTTCTGTTTCAGCGAATTGATGTCCTTTTCTATCAGGTTCAGCCGTTCCGTCAGTTCACCGACTTTAACCAGTCCGCCCAATGTCCCGCCATTCAGCACTATTTCGTCCACTTCGTCAGCGGAGATCAGGAAGGTGTCAGTCTCCTGTCCCTCAATGATCCCGACCAGACAAATCGTTCCCGGTTTCGGGTAGATACATAGTCCCCCCATTCCCAACTGGACGTTATAGTATTCAAGCTGGTCAACGACTCCCGTCACGTCCATTGTCCTGCCAGCCTTATCAACCGTGTCGACTGTTACCCAGCGCAATTGCGCCTGTTTTGCACCGTTTATCCGTCTTTCAAATGCGTCACGTAGTTGTTCATCCGTTGTCATTCCGCACGCCCTCCCAGTTCTAATTTTTGCCTGTACGTCGCATCGTCACTGAAATCCTTTGTCACTTTCTCAACATAATAGCATCCGTTCATTTCCGGAGTCACTTCACTTTTAAGGTCGATTGTCATTCCGTGATGGACGACAGGTACTCCAAACAGTTCGACACCTCCGCGATACTTCTGTTTTTTAAGGCTTTCATAAAAGTCCTTTGCAAACTTCTTCAAGTCCTCTACCTTGATAGACTTTCCCTTCTCATTGTAGGTAAGGTTATAAACCTCACTTCCTTCTACCCCGGCTTTTGCTTCAAGTTTCTTGCCGCCAGCACCGATGCTGACGACCTTGACCTGAAACTCACCGTTCGTTTCGTTCAAGTCCTGACTAACAGCGTTTTTTTCCAGTACGATCTTCACTTTTTCGGTGTCGACCTTTTCGGAATAGACATTTCCGCAATACAGGACTTTACCGATGAAATAGCAGTGAAGGTTAGTCTTTTTCCGTATGTCGTCAAAAATTTCCGCAACCGTTTTGGATGAATACCGTACTGCTCCAAGTTCCGCGTCATAGTTCGTTTTCACTTCATAACCTTTGGCAACATCTGCCAGCAGCTTCTTCAGCGTGACATTCTTTGCGGAATAGGATACCGTCTTTCTTTTTAGTTTGTACATTTCATCCTCGCACCGGATCGTCACCGGGACACCCCAGCCGATTAATGAAATATACCCCTCAAATTCCGTGTACAGGTCACCGTCATATCCGAGTTCAATTTTCACCTGATCCCCGGCAGACAGCATTTCCTTCAGGTCTTTTCCTGCAAAGTATTTGATACGCCTGGGAAGTCTTATTTCAGCCGAATCCGTCAACATCTTCCATGAACTTTCGATGTGAACCGACGATATCGCATGAATGACCAGTTCCTCGCGTTTTTCGTTTGCCGGAAATATGATCCGGCTGCACATCATATAGCTCATAATGTCAATTCGTAAGGGTTGTCACTTGTCGCCTCTATCGTGAAGGGGACTACGCTGCTGTTTCCCTGAATCGGGTTGAACGAAAGGTTATCAATGACAATGGAATAAATATCCTTGTTATTGAAGATACTTCCCGTCACTCCGATCGCTTCCGTCACTTTGCGGAACTTATTAAGAGCGTTCACCTGTTCGGCTACCGTCTTATAACCGTCCCGGCTTTTATCGGCTATGCAAAATCCCCGGATGTTGATTTTCCAGTCATCAAGCCCGTAGATTTCTTTCACAGTCCCGTGAACGCCCAAAACTTTAGTCTTCGAGCAGTTCATGGAGCGCGAAAAATCAACGATAGTTGCATAGGGCATCGGAAAACTAGCCATGTTCATCGTACCGCGTGAGCCGTCCGGATTATAGGTGCTGTATTGCTTGTTTCCGTCAAGGGTAAACGTTCCGATCACCGGAGTCCCCATCCAGCTATACGCTTCGGCATCGGCATCCGGAATGGTTGTCACTCCGGTATATTGTCCCGGATCGTAATCCTGCAGGGTGCGTCCCCACGGAAGATAAATCGGGGATGAGATTCCGAAAACTTCCGTGAACAATGCACCAATATTTAACGCTGTATTTCCTGTCATAACTTTATCCTATTGCTGGTACTGTATCGGTTATCACCGCTAAAATTTCCCGTTTTACTTTATCTGCAATTTCCCGTACATCCGCACCACCCGCGACACGGAAATTATTATTGAATGTCACGTTCATGGTGATGTTTTTAACGCTGCTTCCGCCTTTTCCGCCAAGACCGGTCTTCCCATCAGTAGCCTTTGTTCCTCCGGTTGCCAGTACGGTTTGCCCGTTGACCGGAGACAAAGGGGAATTCAGGTTAAAACTGGTATCTCCTTTTTTCTCTCCGTCTTTAGGGTGTGACTTTTCCCAGTCTGCCATGCCTTCTTTCCAGCCATCTGAAAATGCGCTGCCAACCTTTTTACCCCCTTCAAGTGCTTGCTGTGACAGCCTGTCCCAAACATCGCTGAAATGGAAATCATCATCAAACCAGTTTGCCGGGTTTATGACATCGACAATGGCTTTCATCACGTTAAAAATGAACTTATAGTATTCCGTGAAGATTACTTTTATAAAGTTCCACAAGGCATAGAAGAAGGCGCGTACTCCTGCAAACTTATTCCAGAGAAAAGCGACCAGTGCTGTAATGGCAGTGATTGCAAGTGCTATCCATCCAATAATCGGAATACTGTAAATAGCGGTGGATATGAGAGCCGAAGACGTTACTGTTGATACGACCATTTTTGCCATGCCAGCCAGCCATGCAATCGATGATTTGATAGAGACAAGAGTCATGATTTGCCCGATAGACCACGCGACAGTTCCGAGCGTCACCAATGCCCCGACAAGGACTCCCAGCACTTCAAGAACTGGCGCAATAGGCTCTACAAATTCAAAGAAGCTGATTTTCAGATCATCAATAAACGCTTGCATTCGTTTCTGCTTTTCGGCATAGGTATCCATTTGTTTGCCTGCCATATCGACTGCCGAAGTAGAACCCTGTATTGCTTCTGTCCATGTATCGATTTGGTCTACACCATCAATCAAAGCCATTGCCGAAGCAAGGTTTTCACCACCGAACAAGGCGGACATGATTGTCGCATTATGCATAACCGGAGTCAGGGCACGCAGGCGGTCAGTCAGTGAAAGGGACTGGTTTTGCATCGTTTCAATACTAACCCCGGCTGCTTTTAACTGCTTGACCGCATCCGTAGTCGGAGCCTGTAATTTGACTATCGTATTACGCAAGGCAATACCGCCTTCAGAACCTTTTTTCCCCGATTTATCAAGCAGCTGGATTACAGCGTTCGTTTCAGCGAATTCAACACCGAATGTTTTTGCAACACTTCCCGTTTGTTTCAGGGCTTCAGCTACTTCTTTAATTTCGGCAGAACCTTCGACAGTTCCAGCCGCCATGATGTTCATATAGTCCGTCATGGTTTGTGCAGCCTTCATCGGATCGTCGAGCGAAACCTTATACTGGTTCATGGCGGTGGACATGGCGGCAGACGCTCCGGGAACATCATTCTGCATCGTCTTACTAAGCGTCATTACGTTATTCGACATGATTTCGAGCGCGTCCGGTGCTTTTTTCAGTTCCGGAGTAATCTTTGAAAGCAAGTCCTTGTAAACGCCCATAGCGTTTGCCGCATCGACACCGAATACTTTTGCCGTATTCCGGGCTTTGTCAGCAAGAGCGTCCAGTTCTTTGCCTTCCATATTGGTGATACCGGACATTTCAGCAACGGCAGTTTCAAAACGGATACCTGGTTCGATAGCGTCGTTAAAGGAATCACGGATATTGTCGACACCTTCCTTTAACTGGTTGAGAAAGAACATTCCTTTTCCCAGCCCTTCCAGTTTCCCGGCTGCTTTCCCCGACGTTTCTCCAAGACGGTCGACCACTTCTTCCGTGTCGTCGATTACCCGTGTAGCTTCCTCGGCTGCATCGGTCGCGGCATGTAACGGAGAGGTGATCCTGTCAACCAGTTCCAATATCCATTGAGTCACTTGCATTGTCTTTTGAGAATAATCGGTTTACTACTTTAGCGACTGCATTATGCACCACTATTTCAAATTCTTCCAACTCCGTTTTCCGCAACATGCGGTATTCGGCATAGAGCCGGAGCCATTCATCTTCGTCCAGTTTGTCCGGAACGTCGACACCATATACTTTTTTCAAAATGGCATCTATTCCCTCGACAAGACTGAACGATTTTGAATATTCCTCTATGCTTTGCTGATAAAAGCCGCCTGACCAGCGATTAACTGCCCAATGGCGGTCAAAACTGAAGTATAGACGGCAGAATCGTCCAACGCTTTCATATTACCAGCTGCCACGCAGTTCCGGATCAGGATGTCATTCGCTTCTTCAAGGTCGTCCTTTTTCTTCGCCATTGCCAACAAGATGTTTTTGCTCGGACGGACAATCAGGTAGTCATAACGTTCGTCTTCATCCACCTGTACGGTGACATATTTCAGTCGTTTCCCGTATTTCGTTTTCAGTTCTGCGTGCTCTTCTTCCTTGAAGTCAACGATTAGAGCCTTTTCTTCCGCTGTCAGTTCCTCGTAAGGCTTTCCAGCCTTGATTTTCTTATCTTCCATTTTTAAAAGTCTTTTAAACGGTTATTAAACTACATTGCTACGTTCCAGTCGATGTGGCTGGGAAGAAGGGTGAATTGTGTAGCAATGCTTTTATCACCCTGCTTTACGTCTACGCCATTGTCTACAAATTCGACGTTCCGGATTACGTCTTTTACAATAAGTCCTTTATACTCATACATGACCGGAATATCAAATGGTTCTATATCCGTGAGACGCTTTCCGAAACCGAGTGCTAACTGCAAGGCGTTCACCTCTTCTTTCAGAAGGGTGATCGATGCTTCAGCCTTATAATTCCCCTCACCGCGACCGACGGGAAATTCACCAGCACCGTAAATGTTCTCTTTCTCTTTGCTGTCCTTGTAGGAAAGGGCTGTAATACCTTCTACCTGACGACCGAGCATGACAACCTTGACGCTGTTCCATCCGGCTATTTTCCCGAATTTGTTGATTAATGTTCCTAACAATCCCATATTTTCAGATTTTATTCGTGAAACCCAAATCAATCTCAAACTCATGTACAATACCGTCTGCAACCAGTCTTACTTTGATGTTAAAAGCCTTGTCACTGACAGCCATCTGTTTGGGGTTGATGTAAATATCGAAGTCCGCAATATTCTCCGAATTGACCATGCTTTCCAGTGCGGATTTGACAAGCGCGTCCCAACTGCTGATCGTGGTGTTACTGATATATCCGGTTGACGGATCAGCCTTCACCTTGCTTCTTACACGAGGCAAAAGAGTCGTGCGGATGATGCGTGCAGCCTTGTTCCAAACAGCGTTATATTCTATGTAAGCATAGTCGCTGTCGGCTTCCGTACAAGTACATGAATTGCTGAAGAAGAACCCGGCATACCCTTGAAAGCTACCGACAAAGTTATACCCTTTGCCTGTCAGATTTTTCTGGTCGGATACGCTCAACTGCGAGAAGGGTTTGCCATTGCTCAAAGCCGCGTCCAGCCAAAGCCCGTTCAGTTTGTTAGTCAATGGATAGTCCTTTGTTCCCTTTGCTGTCCGTGGGTGGTTTTCAATATCGACGCTGCCCATGTTTTCATGTACATAGCGGACAGATAACATTCCGAGTGCGCTGCCGACGGCAGCATGTGCCCTGTACGCTTCGTCCTTTGCTGCCTGTGCCGGATCTTGTCCTATCACGACAGCGACATTTTCAGAGTCCAGCTTCCGAAGATCGACAGCATCATTAATGGCATTGATATACTTACCGACCCCTTCCAATACTACCACATCGATATACAGGTGGTCTTCCCTGAATTTATTGACCATCTTCTGTGTCTCTTGTACGGCTACAGTGATTGTCTCGTCCGCAGTCAGTGAGCAGATACCAATGGTATTTACTCCGTTGATGGTACGCACCGCATTGACAAAATCTTCTTTCGTCAGCAGGCTTGACACCTTTTCAGACTTCGGAACTAGCATAAGATACAGTGAACGTTCCGGAGACAGGCGGAAGACTTCGCTGGTATGATAATGCACCAGTTCCTTGTTTTCAAGGTCGATGGTATCGTCCCATCCCAACGCTTCCAAATCAGTGATATCGTTCAGGGCTTCCGGCTTGTAATACTCAAGCTTTCCGATCTCCGATCCACCGACCACGAGCAAAATGACGCGGTCGCTGGTATCGGTATCCCGTACCAGCCCGCCATTCACTTTGTTAATTGATACTCCTGTAAAGTTTCCCATGATAATTGTTATTATACAGATTTTGCTGATAGAATCGCACCAACACCAAAGTCTTCGATCCGGTCAACGATACCGTAGGTTTGAGTACGATACTCACTCGTCGGGCTTTTACTACGTGTGTCGGTTGTCTCCGGACGATACAATGATTTCACGCTTTCAAGGTGATAATACGTATTCGGAGCATAGAAAAAGGTACTCGCTTGGAAGTCCGTTTCAGCAGACACTTTGACTCCTTCAGCTACTTTTTTCGCGTTGTCCGCATTATAGAAAGGACAGTCGTTGTTCTCAAAGAACTTAATACCCATAAAACCTTTCGGTTTCATAGTAACCGGGTCAATATAGAATGTTCTGTCATAGAAATACTTTGATGCATCTTTATCGAGCATTAGGTCACCCATGTGTAGTGGAGAAAGCACCATATACAGGGCATCGGTAATAGGGAGATTCCACGTCTTGACCAGTGTTGCAAAATCAACCAAGTCTTTATAACACAGTCTCACACGTCCATGAATGTCCTTTTCACCTGATGTCCGGATTACGGGCATTGCTTCTTTGGTATCATCTTCCGGAGCAAGTTTATGTAATACGTGGTTACGGATACCGACTTGGAAAGCCTCATTGTGTTTTACACGAATAGACGCACGCTTGTCAAATGCAAGATAACGGATTTCGTCATCTGTACATGATGTCGGTTCTGTATCGTAAATCTCCCAGGGAACTATGATATTTTGTCCTGTCATAGCTTTGGGAGTAAAGTCTTCCGTGTTATTCACGCGAAAGCCTACATTGTTAATTAACTTATTTCTGCGTACACCGTCTGCTGCTAAAGCTGCGGCAGGGACAGAACCCAAAACTTGCATAAAGTCAGCTTTGTAATTACGACGTTCGATCAGCAATTGTGGATCGACGTACTTGTTCAAATAAAAACCGTCTACTGGTTGTGCCATATTCTTTTTTTTAAATGGTTAGTATTTTATTTTCCGTTACGCTTTACGTAGTCATTCAAAAGACGTTCGTATTCAGCCGGATTTTTCTCCATGATATTTTTCAAAGCCTCCGGATCGTTTTGAAGGTCTTCGAACTTTTTGTTTGTGGTATCCGTCAGGCTGGGGGCATGAACTTCCGGCATTTCCACAGGTTTGATGGCATCAAGCAGCTTCTTTGCGGTATCGAAGTTGCTGGTCAGGTTCGCTTTCCAGTCATCGCGCACGTCCGCGGTGATTCTTTTTTCTTTGATAGCCTTGTTCAGGACATTTTCGATCTCCTGTTCCTTGCGTTCCTCTTCCTGTCTTTCGAGCATCTCAACGCGGTCAGCCTTACGTTTCCACACGTCTACCTGCGCAATAAATTGTGCTTCCGTGGAGTTTGCGTCCATCCCGAAGCGGGTAGTCAACATTGTTAAATCCATGTCATTTTTTGATTTTTCGTTATTAATAGAGTCAGTAATCTCAATTTTACCTGTGTAGCCGCAGTTGGTGATCATTTGTGCCGTAGCCTTATCAACCTTTGCCTTGCCCGTTACTTCCGTCACAAAGCCATTTTCCTTTGCTTCCTGTGCACTCATCCAATAGTCACCATTATCCCATGCGTCTTTGATTTTTTTCTTGTCGGTACACTTTGAAAGAAAAGCGTTCAGGTAGTGTTCATTCAGTTTGCGCATGACCTCCAAAGTGGATTCAATATCAGCGACTTTCCCGCATGCTCCCCCGCTGACTTGATGGATCATGAAAAGCCCGTTAGCAGGCATAGAAAATGATGTGCAGTTAATAGCGATGTATGTTGCCGCACTAGCTACCAGTGCACCACCTTCGCCTGTGATTTTGCCGGGAAACCTCTTGATCACGTTCACGATCTCGTTAGCTTCGAAGCATTCACCACCCGGACTGTTGATATAGATGTGCACGTCCTTGACCCCTGATTTGATCAGTTCCTCAACTTTGGAAGTGAATTCCGCTTCCGTTTCCCTCCATTTTGATATCGTGCCTTTGAGTTCAATCCGGGCACGTCCGTTTTCCGCTGTTGCAGTCAGATTCATTTTCGCGATATTTAAAATTTCATGCTG